GGGAGTTTGCATGATCTATAGTGCTAGCACTAATAAGAAACCTGCAGAAGCACATACAGTTGGTGAGTTCATAGAGTTAGGAAACCAATCTAGAACCAATGTAGGATATAGAGATATCTCTTACATCGAGAAACGCAATGGTATAGAGTTTACAATTAAGAATCTCATTGATGACTATTGGTACGAGCTGATGCAAGCATCCAAGGTAGTACCATTCAGTGATAAGTCTGTACGTAAGTATAGATACAACCCTAAACTCTTAGCTCACGACTTGTATGGGAATACAAGACTGTACTATGTAATACTTAGACTGAATGGATTGTGCAACGTACATGACTTCACTCTAGAGAACAAGAACGTCAGACTCTTAGAGCCAGAGGATATAGTAAATATCCTTGGCAAGATCTATAGAGCTGAGAATATATCCCTTGCTAAGTTCACTGATGCTCATAAGGATGACAAGATCGAGTATCCGATACTTCCTTATGTGTACAAGAGAGATCCAATTGCTAGATTCAATAAGGTATAAAAGAAGGCATGAGGAATCATCCTCATGCCATCCATTTATTCTTAGATTCATCTGTAAAAGATACAACCTCTACTGGTTGTTTGTTTACAGTCATACTATACTTAGGTTCTATAGTATCTGCCTTGTCTACCTTAGGAGGCAGTATTACATTACCTGGTATGGTAAACTTATTAGCCATTGCATTGGTTAGACCCTCTAGAGCCTTAACTGTCTTATTGATAGACACACGTTCCACATTACCAAAGGATCTTCTGATCTCTTCTGCATCTCTCATGAGAGACTCTCTATATGCAGGTCTTGCTTCATATACGTCTTCTACCATAGCGATAGGAGCTCCAGGATAGAATGGTTGATATATAGCCATAGGAGTATTAGGAGCTACTTCATACCTCTTCTTGGCTAACTTTATGCCCATATACTTATTTCCATTAGAATCGAACTCTGGTGCTATAATAAACGTACCATCAAGATTCTCATTCATTCGAGATGACTCACCAATGTTTGCTCTACTTAGTTTCTTGACCAAGTCTGGTTTATTAGAGTTTCTTCCTTCATCTATCAGCTTAGCAGCTTCTCTATTCAACTGAGATGCTGTGACTACTGGTGCCTTAGTAAGGATAGCGAACGTTCTAAAGTCATTGATGATATTACCTAAGTCCTGATATGGATCATTGGTACTCGTACTTATAATCGGCAGAATACGCTTTACATAGTCTTGGAAGAAGCAGATGACTACATACCCCTCATCTGCCAATGTCTCTACCAACTCATACATATAGTTCGTAGTAACCGACTGAACTGGCTTGAACTTGATAACCATCTCTATTGAGTTAGGATTATCTTTGTCAAACTCAAATGCATGCGCTTTGAACTCATCTATAGCTTCTTGTGCTGTAGCACAGTCTCTTAAGTTCTTACCCTTAGTGATGATATGATACAGAGCAGCTATAGTCTGACGTACATAGTTCTCCATAGTAAGGAAGACTATACATGGTCTCTTAGTCTTATCCTTACACTCATATCCTCTATTGTGCTTCCATACCTGATAAAACAGATTCTCTAATGTAACAGTCTTACCCTCACCTGGTAATCCAAAGAAGGAGTATACACATCCAGGCTCTAATCCTCCACCAAGCATCATATTAAACCCTTGCATACCTGTAACAAGTTTGAATGATGGCTTGGTTATCTCTCTATGGATATCTATGACGTTAGATTCCATATCAGTCAACCTGAACAATGTATCTGCTGTGTCTCTATCAGTATCGTTTCTTCTAAACTGAGTAAGCAGTTCAGTAGTTGCTTTTCTTATCTTAGGGAGGAACTGGTTTTTGGATCTATAATCTGCATTCTGATACTCTTCCAGTAGATTCTTCCATTGACCAATGTTCCTGTTGATATAGATATTGTTTAAGAAGTCTCCAACAATGTTCTCTACATACTTTACTTCATCATTGCTCAACTCTCTAGTAGCCATATGATCAGCAAGTATGGGTGCTGTATCTACAAACCTGTTTATGTCTGATATGATAAGAGCTCTATCATGTATACCTTCTAGCTTTATCTCAACTGCCTTCTTGGTAAAGGTATACTTCATAGCAAGTTTGATATTCTTATCAAAGTAAGATTCATCAACGAATGATAGCAATGAATATAAACTAGACAATCCATACTTATGGATTGTCGAGTTCTCGCTTATAGCATATGAGCAGAATATATTCATCATAGCTTCGTCGATCTGAATAACACCTAGGTCTGGAGCACTGTCTTTGTCCTTCTTACGGTATTTATTTGATCGAGACTTGTAATCCATTATCATTTCTCCATCTCTATTGAGTATAGGGATGTCATAGCTTTTCTATATCATTAAGAAACTGCTTTAGAGTATCTACAGACCAGAAGGAGTTGCCTTCTTCTTGATTGATATACTGAACCAATATAGATTCTGGAGATAGGTTCTTATCAAACAAGTAGTCGTATTGTTGATACTCCTCAGACATCTGTTCAAGCTCTTTCTTGATCTTAGCTTGTTCAAAGTCTGTTTCTATCTTGATATCAGCTCTGTTTCTATAGTATGACTTCAATAAGGCTATCTTATCTGCATCATTCTTAGTGAACTTAACTCGTATATGATCTATACCTTTATCCTTCAGATCTTGTAGATACTGTACTATAAATCTAGGATCCCCATTTAGCATGTTGTCTAGATATACTGTATCATATCTAAATGACTTTATAGGTTCTAGATGGATCATATACTGTCTGGTTCTTATATTATGAAGAAGGATAATGAACCCTTTCTCCTCTTCTTCTCCATATCTCCATCTTATTGGAGACCCACAATAGTAGAAGTCTTGTTTGTAACAAGAATGAACGTGGTTATGACCTGATATGATAGGACCTCTACAAGAACCAAAGTCTTCTATATCAAATACAGGTTCTCTATTAGATGCTAGATCTCTCTTATTCTTTCCTGCTATACCGCCAAGGAAGGTTCCATGCATATAACAAGCGTCATACTGACCACTATGCATCAAAAAATGATTATAATATGCTTCGCCCTTGTTATACAACTCTGGTATACAGAGTATCTTCTTACCTTTCACGTATATGAATTGTGTATCGAAGATAACCCGTATATCCACAGTTGGATCCCTCATCAATGGGGCAAAGAGTTTCAATTGATCAGCATCATGAGAACCAGTACCACTAATCAGTATAAGAGATGCTCTCTTATTCCTGCATATATCTACCAATCTATTCACGAAGTATAGTGCATACACTACAGCATCTGAATTAGCCATGAACTTATGATCAAAGATATCTCCATTTACAGATACGATATCCAATACATTCATAGCTTCTATATAAGACAAGAACTGTTCATTCAGTATATTATACTGCACTTGTGGGTCTATGACACCAAAGTGTAAGTCTGCTATATGAGCTTCTACAAACAGTTCTTGATGGTTTATAAAGTCTACAACTTTCCTTACCATTTCGATATCTCACCCTCTCTTAGTTATAGTGTATGACCAAGAAAGTCTTTTGATACAAAAAAAGAATACCCATATAGAGGGTATTCTTTCATATGATTCATTTGTTTTAGTGTATAGATAGTAGACTTTTTAGCTCCATTGCGATTTTCTTATAGGGGTATTATACTAAAGTATGGCTTGGTATAAGCCCACTAAATTCTAATATAGATCTGAGATTTATCAGTACATACATTTTTAAGCCTTATAGACGTATATATGACATTATAGCACATTAACCCAAAACATAGATATCACTTGTGTTAGAATGCATTATGCATTAATATAGACTTTCTAGTTATTATGTTATACATTTCGCAGTATTATAGAAGTATTAAGATTCATTATACATGCATTGTGACTTTTCATAGATCGACTTACTTTGAGCATTTCATTCTATTCGATTATAGGTGTTGAGATATTAAGCACACATCGTTGAACTGCCTGATAGATATTGTTTTCTTCTGGCTTAGCTCATTAGTTTTTGATATAGAGGTTTATGATAGATATTATATACAGTTTGGCATGTAATAGAGGTACCGATTAGAAATGACAGTATCTAAACTTATAGATCTACTCTACTCTGATACTTCATTACTAAACTTTATAGATGGTGTGTCTTTTTTATTTACATCATTCATTATCACAGATAGATTTATACCATATTGAATACACTTGTAATTTCTGTATAGGATTGGCTTACTTTGGTTGATACATTTTTATCCGATTATAGATTTTTGACTATAGAGCATATACACTACTACATTTTTTATAGATTGATAACAGCTCAGTATTGAGAGAGTACACTAGACAACAACATAGATTTTATTAATTTTTAGATGATACATTAATTCCATTTATAGAAGCTGTGTGAATTAATGGATAACATTTGATTTTCTTATAGAAGTCTATATGTTGTAAACAGCACTTCTTCCCTAATATAGATCTTTCGATATTCAAGTAGGTACATTACTTTTCTATTATAGAAGTTGGTGAAATCAGTTCGTTTCATTTTTATATTAGATAGAATTCTTTGCCAAGTACTAGAGAGCATTTACAGTTATTATAGAACTACTTCTATAGGTTAGTTAGAACACTCTGTTATGATATAGAGATTTAAAGGATGGTAGTTATATTACATTAAAATCTGATATAGGTCTTTAGGTTGTAAGACATGAAGCAATAATTTAATCTATAGACTTTGAATCCACACTAGATATCATTTCATATATTTATGGATTTAATAAAACACGAGTGATAGATCAGTAAGCAATTCTCTATAGGTGTTATATGATACAATTGATACATTGATTCTTGATATAGACTTTGTCAGCTTTTTAGAAATATGACAGTTTGTATTATGATAGGAGTTTACTTTACCGCATTATTAGGTATATACAACATTAGAGCATTTTATAGAGTTTAATAGTTTAGAGTAGTACTATTGTTTTAGTTATAGGCGTAATTTAACATAGTAAAGTTCGATTGTAGAAGGGCATAGAAGTCAATTGAGTTAGCAAGTACAGTTGAGGATACTTATAGAGTTTTTATATATAAGGGCAATATATTAGTATATAGATTTTGGAGTATTTATTGAGTGGGGTACATTGCAACTTAGCATAGAGGTTTATAATCTCATTCTCTCACTTTAACAATTCATAGAAGTGACCAGTAATAGTGCATTTAAGCTGTGTCGTATAGACTTTCTTTTTTATAGTGCAAGACAGTAAATGTTATAATATAGACTTTTACCAATATAGAATGCATTACAATAGTATATAGAATTAGTAGGGCCATGGAATACTACAGTAGAACATGGAGATAGATTTTGGTTGTGTTATCCCCAACATTAGATTTGGATATAGATTTGAGCTATAATAGAATCAATTGAATCTCACCTATAGATTTTCTCCTTTTTGATATCATGTATCATTGTTATAGTATATAATGGATACCCAAGTTGGATAAGGGAGATAAGTCCCTTATCCATTGATTAGTCATTATTTGGTTTCATAAGACGAGTAGCCTCTAATACATATGTTTCTTTTTCTTCTAGTGTAGCTCCAGGTACTAGAGCAGCTCTTATAGAGTACTGTATTGGATAGTAGATCATCTTATTCATCATCTTTACCATCTGAAGGGAGATCCATGAATACATAACAGAATCTTCTATCCTTAGTTTATCTGAGAATGTATAGTTGGGGTTGTCTATAGTGCCATTAGGAGCTATATCTAGTATCTTATGCTTATACGCACTAGAGAAGTCTGGTTTGTTATCCTCTATGAGATTATAGAGTGTTACCTCTAGTTTGGCTGTTGCTTTAGGTATATCATAAGTAAACATAGCCTTCATATACTTATCGATGAACCAATCTGGAGTTCCATCAAGGATCTTTATGTTTATATTAGCCTTATCTGGGTTCAATAAGCCTGAACAGCCTATAGCAAAATTGTAGATCTTATCATTGGCAGTATCAAACGTAATATTGATATTCTCTCTACTGAGATTGCTCAATGTATATACATTATCTACTCCCTCTTTGGTAGTACCTGCTATACCTAGTATGATACTAAGCTGTTTAGCAAAGATTATTGGTATAAGAGGGTAATGAGAAGCAGTCATCATCATCAGCTCAGATAATGACTTGCCCAACTTCTTGATGAGCACTCTATACTTAACCTGAAGAAGATAGGTCATCTTGAAGAATAGTGATATATCCGAGAATATACTGGTCTTAGTACTATGCTTAGTCATTGTATCAGATATAGTATCTGCTATACTGAATAACTTAGCAACAGTTTGATCTAGCTTGAGCTTACTCTCTAATACATCAAACTGTTCAGCCACGTTTTCGTTTGTTGTAAAAGCCATTGAAAGTCCTTTCTAGATGGTATATATGATAGTATCCATATACAAGAGAGAGGAATGTTCTCTCACACATGGATATATACCCTAAATGCTCAGTATTAGAGAAATCTAACACATACTCATTGTATCCTGGAGCATTCTTGGATAGCTGTAGTACTATCATTCCATCTATATTGATCCCTTGGGAGTTCATGATATACTTATATGCTGCTAGCTGTAGATGATATTTATAAGTGACATGATTACTGGTCTTGAAATCAACAAGATAAACCTTTCCATTGATCTTGAGGAGTAAGTCATATGTACCACCAAACCATTCGCATGCCATCTTCTGTTCTTGACCAAGTACTTCTACTTGGTTCGTAGAAGATATAGTATTCCACCATTG